TTGATAACTCTTGTTACAGCATTGTCTAATGGATCACCACTTGGAATAAAATGCAAATCAAAACTTGCATCATCAGTTGCATCTTGATTACATACCATTATATTTGTAATAGCATATCTTTCGCCAGCTGGTACAGTTACTAAGTCTAATTGTGTTGTTGTTAGTTGTGCGTTTACTATTGCCATTTTCTTTCCTTAAAATAACATGCTGTACAACAGCGATCTGTTATTGCTTATTATTTCATCTCTTGTGTTAGTACTATTTACAAAAAATAGTCCAGTTCCACCGGTATCTTCGGTAGTAACATATAATTTCAATCTATTAGTAGCAAATGTTGGAGTTCCTGTTGTATTTTCAATGCTAAACAAATCTCGTGCAACAATTTCTCCTGCACCTGTACCTTCTAAGAACAAGTTATTGTTACTGTCTGTAGGACGGATAGTTGTTCCGTCAAATTGTAAATCACCTAATTCAATTGTATCTGCTTTTACGCTTACTCTTACAACATTGTCTATGCCTATTTCAACTACACTGTCTGAACCAGTTACTTCAAAATCTTTAGTTTCAACAAAAGTTTTTGTTGTAGTGCCTTCGTCAATTCTGTCCTGAAAAGTAGTTGCTAATGTAAATGAAACATAATCAACAACAGCTTTAGTGTTTGGTATATTGTCGTCATCTATTGCACCACTGGTTATAACACCGCCTGTGTATCCAAATATTTGTTCTTCGTAATCTGAAGTACCTGTAACACTTAGTACACCACTACCTATGTCAAAGAAAAAATTAGTTCCAGTGCCTACAACACCAGGTATTTTAATCGGTCTAAAATCTGTGCCAGTACCTTCGATACTAGTCCAAGCACCTGATCCTGAATCACCACCCATTGTCCAATTGATCTGGTCGTCCCAAATCCACCTACCAACACCTAATGATCCTCTGTCAATTTCAATACCTGACTGGTAACCGTTGCTTGCGCTTATTCCTGCACCTAATTCACCTTCATTAAGTGTAAGAATATTATCTGCAATAGTTGTATTAACAGATTCTACAGTAGTTGTTGTACCTTTTACTTCTAAATCGCCAGTTATAACAGTAGTACCGGTTTCTACACCTGTATCTAGTGTTATAGTGCCGCCGTCTTGTACAGCAACTCTGTAATTTCCATTTTCAACTTTTAATACTTTTGACATTTATAAATTCCTAAAGTATGGGGGACTGCGCCCCCATAAATTAAATTGCAGTTAAAACCATGATAGATTCTGTAGAGTCGTCTTGGATTTCCCAAGTGTAACGATTATTATTAAAATCTCTACAAGTTCTGTTATAGAGTTTCTTAATACGCACTTGGCTTCCGCCTCCACCTGCTAGTGTTCCTTGTAATGAAATTTCGTCATTACCTAATGTTCCTGCAGCTTTATCTACAAGAGTACAAACAGATACGTTACCTGTTCCAGTTCCGCCAACTTCTGTTTTTGTACCTGTCTTTAAGTCGTTAACTAAAAATTTAGTTTCACTTCTTTGGCTAATAATATAACCGGATTCTGTTTCAGTATTAGCACCAACTTGTGCGTTTACTGTAAAATTAGTTCCGTCTGCAATTAAACCAAAGTATCTTTTGTTTACTGGTCTTCCCATTTTTTTTCTCCTATTTAAGTAGTCCAATCCGGGTTCTAGCCGGTACGCTGTGGGTACAGCATAAGTCCGCCTTGCGGCTCGCTATCTGACACATGTATTTATCAAGAAAGGGCAGAGAGGTAAAATAGTCATAAAAAAAGGGCGACATAAAGCCGCCCTTTTAAAGTTTTTATAATTGCTATTCTTAGCTGAAGCTTAGGTTTGCTACTGATACTTCTGCTAAGTAGTCAGCCGCGTTACCTAGCGACGATGCTGTGTTAGATAACTCAACATATCCGTAACGAGTCATGAAGCTCACAACTGGTTCGAATGATGTCGGATCTAGTACAACGCCACTGCTCATTAATGGAATGTATGGGCAGTAGAACGCTGCTGCGTCTGATTCGCTTGATCCTTTGTATCCAACTAGTACAGTATCATCAGCTGCATATGTGTTTACATAGATCTTCATAGCATTGTTCAATGTACCAACCATTTTTGTGTTAGTTGGTGCTTCGAACGAACCTTCAGTTGTTCTTGCGAACGCTGAAGTTGTTGCTGATTGAAGAACTGTAAGCACTGCTGGTGATACAACAGCCCAGTTACCTGCGCCTCTACGTGTACGCTGAGCAATTCTGTTAGCTGCTCTGTTGATCATAACTGCTAATGCAGCATGTTCGTCACCAACAAATGTAGCTGTACCAGAAACTGCAGCCTGATCGTATGCATCAGTTGTTCCTGAAAGAGCTCTTAAAGAAGCAATGATCTCTTGATCAATTTCAGCAGTAATTTCTTGTGCTAAAGCAGCCATAATTTCTGCTTCAACATCGATACCATGCTGTGATTGAGCATCTTGAGCAGATTCAAAAGTCCAGCGAGCTGATAGCTTTCTGGTTTTTGCTTCTACTGTTTGCTTTAAGATCTGAATGCTTAGTCTGTTACCAGCAGAACCTTCAAGTGCAGCAGTTGAATTTGCTTTACCTGGGTTTGCTTCGTTTCCTGAATAGCCTTCAGCAATCTTAAATGGTGATAGTGCTTCTTCACCTGCTACTGCGCCAGCAGCGCCTACGCCTGCTGTGTCTGAGTAGCGTACTCTTAGTGTGTGGATTTGGCCCACTGGTCCAGTCATCGGCTGAACACCAACTAGTTCATTTGCAATCACTGTTGGCATTACACGTCTGATAACGGGTAAAATAACTCTGTTAAGAGTTGCAACATTACCGGCAGAAGTTGCACCAGCTGTAGCAGTCTCTGCCAAATACGATCTTGTATTTTCTAGAGTGGTTGCCATCACGCTTTTCTTTGTGCCTGAAAGGCCTTCAAGAAGTGCAGTTTTTGTATCCTGCCAGCGACTTTCTAATAGTTCTGACATTTGGTTTCTCCTTAATTTAATCCAGCAAGTCTACGTAATTCAATTACATTACCATCACTTGCTTTGTCACTAACGTTAGTTTCTTCTCTATTGCCTGTTACTTCTTTGCCTTCTGTTATTACTGCCTTTTTCGCTGGAGTTTTACCGTCTATTACTGCCGGTAGGTACTTGTCAAACGCCGATTGCAACTTAGGTGTTTGAACACTTTCCAGTAAATCTATCATGATGTCTTTTTGGCCTTTTGATAAAGGTGCAATCAAGTCATCAATCTTTTGTTTTCTTTGTGCCGCTTCGTTAATCTTTTTAATTTCAGCTTCTTTGCTTTCAACTAATTTAGATTTTTCAGCTGTTGCAACTTTTGCTTCTGCTAATTGCTTGTCTTTTAGCTCAACAACTTTCAGTAACTTAGCAGTTTCTGATTTTTCATTGAGATAAGAACCAGCATACTCAGATGCAAATGCTTCAAACAACTTACGACCAAAGTCGTTTTTACGTGCTACTTCGATGTCTTCTTTTAGCTGACTAATTTCTCTGTTAAGAACTTTGTCAGTAATTTTAGCCACCTTGTCAGCACTCTTTTCAACAAACTGTGTTTTCAACTTGTTGAAGTGTGATTTAGCTTCACGTACTAAACGTACTTTAGTTTCAGCTAGATCTTTTTTATCTTCGTTGAATTCTGCAATTTCTTTTGCAAGTGATTCTACGACGAAATCTTCAAGCATTTTAAACTTGGATGCCATTGATTTTTGGTCTTCATGTAACTCACCAACTTCTTTTGATAGTTGATCAACCACAAAAGTTTTTAGTAAACCTGCGTTTTCACGCATTGCTACTGCATATTTTGCTTTTGCTTCTGCTAGTTGTTTACGATCTTCTGCAAATTCCGCAATTTCTGAAGCAAGACGCTCACCTACCATAGAGTCAATAGCCTCTACCATAGTTTGTTTGTCATGCTCATACTTTTGAGCGAACTCTTCACGAAGTTCAGCTGTTACCTGTTGACGGTTTTCTTTGACTTTCTTGTTCCAAGCCTCTTCGATTTCGTGGCGCACTTCTTCTGAAACTACATCATTTTCAAAGAGTGTTTTTAGTGCATCCAACATATTTTTCTCCTTTTATTGGAGTCGGTTGATGATATTCACCAACGATTCCCTTAGATACTTTTGTGCCTTATTATCGTGCTTTGTTGCCTGTGCTAATTCGTAAGCCTTGTAGCCACCTCTGGCATTCATCAAGTGTTCGTAGATTGGCGTTGGATACGCCCCTGGAGCACTTGGTTGTGCAACAACGTCAACAGTTATGATTTCAAAATCACTGACTTCGCCGCTACCATCTTCTTTAACGTTACCACTACCACGTGATGAGACGCCTAGTTTAACGCCGCTTTCCAGCATTGTTTTAACCAGTTGTCCCATCGGTGTTGGTAAAATTTTCATTTTTCCATAACCATTTGGACCATCCATCCACATTTCGGTAATCATGTGACTGACCCTGTCCAGGTTAATGTTAAGACCTTCTGGATGATCTACTTCGCCGAGTACACTGTAACCTCCGCTTACTTGATCGTTGAGAGTTTTGACAGCCCTGCCAATTTCATTTACAGGATATACACGTTGGTTCGCGTTGCGTACACCCCCTTGAATACAAATACCTTTCATAAAAAGATCTTTGCCTTCATTGGCATTCTCAACCACCATTTGCGCTTGGTCGAATGTCAGGTGCTCTCGTAAGTAGTTGCCCATCTTCAAGTCCTTAGCTTCCGATCATTGATTTTTTGTCAGGAGCTGTATCGCCTGCGCCTTTTTTCTCAGCGCCGTGGCCTTTTGGCATGTTTGACATTGACTTAGATGCTTTACCACCTGGAACGTTTACATTACCTGCATTATCTTCTTTAGGTGCAGATGCTTTCATTCCTTTTTCGTCTCCGCCTTGTACCAAGTTTGAAGCAGTGCCGCCCATGTCGTTTTTACCAGCTACAACTGACTTGGTGTTTGCACCGTTGTCACCCATTTTTGGTGTTACTTTTTCAACATATTCGCGCATCTGCTCTGCTGCAGACTTTTCAGTAGCTTCGTCAGTGTCTTCGTCATCTGCTTCGTCTACTTCTTCGTCTGAAACTTCGTTTGCTACAGACTCTTCAGCTTCGTCATCCATGTCGCCTTCATCGTCTGCATCCATATCCATATCGCCGTCTTCGTCTCCACCTTCTTTGTCTTGCATCATGTCTTCGAATTCAGCTTTTAGATCTTCTAATTCTGCTTCTAGATCTTTGATATCGCCTTGTGTTGCTGGTGCGTCATCGTCTGCTTCACCGTCCATGTCCATGCCCATGTCG